GGCGACCGAGACATGGCCCACGGTCATGCATACGCCAACTGCGGCGCGGTGCTCGGCACTCAAAGGCTCGCGCATCCGGGCAAGCTCGGCGCGGAGGGCATCGCGTTCGGCTGTGAGCCTGCGATTGATGCAGCCCGCCTTTGAGCAGGTCGGCCCGCATGTATGAACGCGAGACTCAAGCTCCGCGATCCGCGCTGCCTGGCTGCGGAGAAGGGCGGCGGCATCGTGGTTGACGTGCCCGTCTGCCCAAGGTGCGGCCTTGTTCAGCGCCTCAGCCAGCCTCGCCGCCTCTTGTGCTTGGGTGTCAGTCATGCGAAGCCTCCCAGTCCCTGTACTTGATCTTGACTCCGAAGGTCTCGAACAGCCTATGGAATGTGGAGTCCCACTCCACGACTGCTCGCACGTCATCATTCATTGCGAACATGCGGCGGCAACGAGTGCAGGCTATTCGTCGCGATTGCTCTGTGAGCTTCTGCGTCAACACGTAGCGGTGCCCGAAAAGCAGGCAGGGCACTCGCTTAAAGAAGTCACTCATGGCTGGCTCCTTCCTGGGTGCGGGCTGGCAGAGTTGCGGCCATCCGCAAGTCAATCAGAACGCCCTCAATCCTGCTTGCCTTCAGCGCGTGAACATTCCGGTTCCCGTATGCGACCAGCACCGAAGGCGCGCCTGAGTTGGCGGCAGCTCGGGCTCCGCTGACGTGGTGGAAGTGCAGGCGGCCACGAATGAACAGGACCGCATCCGCCTTTTGCCAGACGTGCTCGAAGAACATCGCCGTTTCAGTCCTTGCGAAGATCAATGCAATGCCGTCGCCATGGTCTGCCAGTCGCGCAAGCCAGCGCGCAGCCTCAAGCCCGTAAGGTGGGTTGCACCAGACGCGACCGTGCCATGGTTGCGAAAGACCGTCGTCTTCGACGCTGTAATGCCTGCGAGCGGTTTCCCACGGCCTTCTGCCGCTTGCGGGAGCGCAGGGGTCCAGGTCAAAGTGCCCTAGCGACCTGATGATCTCTGGAGGTGTGAGCCACTCATCCTTGAGCATGGCCGCACTGTGATGTCCGCCCATGCTCATCACTCCCCTCCTTTCTCAGCCGCGCGGGCAGCGTCGGCGTCGTTGGAGCCCGCAACGTAGGTGTGCGTGGTGATCGTCTTCTGATCGGCCGTCCACCAATGCACGCTCACCTTCTCGCGGAGGAAAGCCGCGACCATCGTGCCGAGCACCTTCCTGTCCTCGGCTGCCAGCGTGATCGACGGGTCTTCCGCCCCAGTGTTGTCGTCGCACCATTCACGGGTGTTCTCCTCGATGGTTTCGGCGACGTGCTCAGCCAACCACTCCACGCCAAGCGCGTCAATCGGGTGCTGAACGCGACCCACGCTGTACTCGCGCGTGTCGCCGGGTTCGCAGTCATCATCGATGCGGGACTGTGCCTCGCTGTGTGCCTCGCTTTCGGTGTTGGCAACGTGGAACGTCTCCGCGTCACCGAGCCACCAGCACCACCGCTGCGTCATCGGCTCGCGCGCCACATCCTCCGGCACTGCGGGCGTGGCCTGCATAGCTTGCTCAAGAGGAAGCAGGTGCATGATGGTTCGCGCGATGTGCTTTTCTCCCGATGGCGCATCACCGGCAAGCACCTCAGAGATGTAGCGGCAAGCCGGTTGCAGCGAGGGCACTGCGGGCGTGGCGGCTGTCAGCTTGGCCTCAGCGATCTTTGCGCGCTGCGCCCAATCGTGTATGGCGTCGCGATGGGCTAGGTGGTGCTCGCACCATTCGACCTGTGCACCGCCTTTCCAGCGGCAATTGCAGCCGGTCAGATCTGTGGGCTCCGACTGCGCTGGCGGGGTGGGGGCGGCGGTGAGCATGGCGCGGCAGAACTCGTACAGGACTTCGCTCGGAACTCGGCGCGCGACTTCTTCAACATCGCTCACGGTGCAGCCTAAGCCAGGGCCATGAACGGTAATCGAGTTGTCGCCGTTGTCCGTGATGCTCCACCCGCTCGGCACTGCCGGTGCCGGTGCTGTGTAGAGTGCGCGTGTTTCGTAGTGGGGCCACTCCTTCTGGTGTGCCTGCACAAGCAGGTGGTGGGCGACCGTGCATGGCTTCCATTCCGCATCGCCTTCAAACCTACACTGTGCCGCCACCGGCTCCCCCTGCTGTGCTGCAAGGGCGAGGACGGCGCGGGCGAAGCGCAGGGATGCTGCGTGGCAGTCCCCAGCGCGGCTGGCCGGGCCGACAAGGCCGACTTGTTCAGCGATCTGAGCGATCTGCTCATCCGTGATGTGGTGGGTCATGCTGGGTCCTCGACGGTGTACGACCATTCGATGTTTTCAAAGGCGGCGTCTTTCGCCATCTCTTCAATCTCTTCCTCGGTTGCGTCGTCCGCAACATCGAACTCAAATTGGCACTCGGAGCCGATCTTGTTTGTCTGGATGTAGCCTTGGACTGTCTTCATGCTTCCTGCTCCTTCTTGATGGGGGCGGCATCATTCATCGCTGCATCAATCGCCGCGTCGAGCTGATCCGCGCTTTCACATGGGCCGATAACTCGGGCCACGTCGGATGGCCGCCAGAACATCGTTGTCGCCCACCACTGATACCGGTTGCCGTCGTTGATGGCTCGCTGCACAGCCTCCTTCAGGCTCTCACCCTCCTTCACCCCCAGCATCTCGCGCAGTTCATCGACCAACGCTTGCAGCGTCTTCGCGTTCGCTTCGTGGATGCTCTCGGCTACAGGGCGGGTGGAGAGGGCAGCAAGCGCATAGGCTTGCATCTGGTCAGAGTCGTACAGCCACTCTTCATTCAGATCGCTATTCGGCCCATACCACTCCTTCACAGTTGGCTCAGGCAGCGGCGGGAGTTGCGGGGTTGTCATGCTGCCTGCTCCACTGCGACAGACTGGAACGTGATGCGCTTGTGAATCTCGCGGGTGGCCTCCACATCGCGGGCGCAGTACCGCGCCACGTCATCCAGGCGGCCAGCCTTCACGGCATCCCAAACAGTTGCCCCGGTGATGTCGGTTTTCGGTGAGGGGATGCCGAGTGCCTTGCACAGCTTGTCGAGACTGCCGCCAGGACGCGCGGAAGGCCCGCCCCACTGCACCATCGTGTCAAACACCTTCTCCGACTCCCACGGCTTTGCCTGTGCTGCTCGTGCGATCACTGCATGAGGCTTGATGCCGTTGACGATGTGGCGTTGCACCAGAAACCGCAGATCGAACGCGGCCACGTTGTGACCGATAACGCAGGTGTTGAACATCGAGGATGCGCCGATCTTCAATGCCTTGCTGAATCCATACAGCACAGAGGCCTCGTTCATGCCTTGGACGGTGCGGGCAGGCTCGTCGTCCACAGCCCAGCCGATCACGCACACCTGACCGAAAGCACCGTCCAGCGCAGTTCGACGGTATGCCTCATCAATCTCGGCTTCCACGCCATCACGCATGGACTGGATGGCTTCTGCGCCCTTGGTCTGCATCCACTTGTCGGCAGCTTCGGCACCGTAGTTGCTGGGGGCGCGAACGTCTGCGATCTTGGCTTGCAACTCGGCTTCCGCCTTCTCGCGGATTTCAGCCAAGATGTCGGGGCGCTGTGCCGGGATGGTTTCGATGTCGATGTAGAGATTCATGATCGGCTCCTAAGCGCCCCGAAGGGCGCGTCTCATGCTCAGAAGGGGAAGTCGTCGTCAGCCGGTGCGCCAGCGTCTTGCGTCCAGTCTTCGGATGGCGTCTGCGTGCGCTTCGGCACGTTCTTGCGGCGGTCGTTGACTGGCTTGGCCATCAGTGCGTCAAGCATCTTTTCCAGCCGCTCGGGCTTGGTCTTGCGGTCGAGGATTTCCGATGCCGTCAGTTCGGTGTCGGCCTGGAACACAGCGAAGATGGCGAGGCGCTCACGGTCCCTGCCTTCACGGTCGGTTTCCAGTTCCTTACGCAGCAGGAAGCCGATCTTCTTGCCCATCAGTTCCGGGTAGCCTTGAGCGGTAACGCGAGTGCGGGCCTTCGCCACCTTGTCCCACTTCTCGAACTGGATGGGGCCTTCGCTGATCTGGCGCAGTTGCAGACAGGCAAGGATGGCGTTCACGGTCTTGAGCGAGGACAGGGCCTCACCATCTGCCCGGTGCGTGTAGAGGTCGAGATAGTCAGCGGCGGCACCGTCCGATGCCTTGAACGACAGGCCGAGGCCCTTGGTGCCGTTCGTGGACACGATGGCTTCGGCGCGAGTGATGACGCCGATGTACTTTCCGCTTTCGCGGATGCTGGTCGAGAACGAGTCAGCGGCTTTGGCTTGGGTGGTGTCGAGTGCGTATGTCATGGCTTCTCTCTGCTCAGGTTTCAGGCTTCCACGGTGATGCCGTAGAACTCTCGGATTGCGGCGTCAACCGCCGCCAGGTCGTTGGGAATCGTTTCGTCGGCGAACAGGTCGATGGGGCTTTTCACCGTGTCGCTGCCGTTGTTGCGTGTACGGAACAGGTATTGGTCGTTGATGACCACGGTGCGCAGGACGATGGTCACAAGCCCTTCCATGACGATCTTTTCGTCAAGGAGCTTCCCAATCGTCTTGATCTTGGTCTTGCCGAATTCATCCGTGCTGGTGTGACTCAGCAGGTAGACCCGCTTGTGGTCTGCAAGGGCTGTTGCGGCTGTCAGCACGTCCCATGCATGGCGGGCAATCTCGTTGTACTTGGCGAACGCTGCATTGCCGACTTCCACGTCAGTGACGCGGCGCATGAACTCGTTTGCCATGACGTACTGGAAGTCATCAATGATGATGATGTCCTTCGACGTGCGGCGCATGGCCTCAACGATCTTGGCGCTGTCATCAGTGACGAAAACAGAACCAGTCGGGTTCTCCTTCGTTGCTGGCTTCCAGTCCTTAGACCTGAAGGGAAGGGGCTTCTTGACTGCCTGGATCAGCAGCGTGTGGGATGGGTCGAGGTTGCGCAGGCTGGTTGTCTTGCCCGTTCCCGATTCCCCAATGACCATGGTTGCGATGCTCATAACTCTCTCCGTCAAAACTCGGTGGCTCGATAAAGTCGGGTGATTCAAGGTCGTCCCATACGAGGGACTTTGTGCGGCTCACTGCTTGCTCCCCATGAGCGCAGCGACGTGCTCCCACGCATATCGCAGGCTGTCGCCGTAGGTGGCCCAGAGGAAGCCAGCGATGCCGAAGAACGCGACGAGTGCGGCCAGGACGATGAGGGCGAACATCACCTTTTCAGCGGTGCTCAGCTCTTCGTCGGGTCGCTCCACAGAGCAGGCGTAGTGCACGCGGTGAGATTCGAGAACGAATGGATGCTTGCTGTCGATCATGGCGAAGCCTTCCTGTGTGATGAGGGTCATATCGATGTGGGTACGCGGGCTGGCAAAGCCGGGCGTCCTCTACTACAACTCGGGTGAATGAGGCCAGCCCGCGTGAAATCAGTCGGCTGTCGCTGCTTCAATCAGCGAATCGGGATGCACCCATGCGTGCTCGTTGCGGTCGAGCAGCAGGACGCGGATCAGGTCGTGGTGCTTGCTGCGCATGACGACCTTGCAGGGGCGGTACTTGCAGCCGCCGCCGAAGGATGAGAAGCGGGCGAAGGTCATTTCTGCTCTCCTGTGGCTTTTGCAAGGTCGCGCGAATGCCTTGACTTGGCCCAATCTGCTGCGGCCTTCAGGGCTTTGTCGTATGTCTCTCCATACACATAGCCGACGTAGCAGATCGACCACGAGTACGAGTACTCGCTTTCGCTCTTGATGTCGCGATGGACTGGCGTTTGCACTTCCAGAACGATTCCGGTGTGGCATCCGCTCATCAAGCAGTCGCCAACATCCTCCGGGGCTTCGTTAGCCATCAGGATGTCGACAATCGCCTGCATGCTTGTGTGAGGCTTGTGGATGCTTGATGGCACACAGTTTTCCAAGAGGTCCGGCAAGTAATCTCGCTCAAACTCACTGCTGGCAATCGCGCTAGCAAGGTCGAGCAACGCCACGACACGCACCTCGCTCCTATGGAATCGGTTGATTCTGTTCATGCCGCCACCTTCTGCGCTTCGACTGCCTCGCTCAGCATCTGGATCAGTTGTTGAGCCATACGCGGAGTCAGTGCAACCGACGACGATGAGTTGTTGCCAGCCACAGCGATGCGGATCTTGCTGTCCGGTCGCATCTTGCTTACCGACAGGGTGTGCTCAGGCAGGGCCACGAATGCCTCGTAGTCCATGTAGGGCTGTGCGTGCGGGTATTGAATGTGCATGGCGTCCTCACTTGATCCGTGCCTGAGCGATAGCCTCGGCGTGTTCGTCAATCCAGAATTCGAGGAATGCGTCCCAGATCGGTTTGACTGGGTTCAGCAGGTACTCGCTGTAGTGCTCAGACCACCACTCGCCGAAAGCCCACTCGATGTCGACCTTGATGTCGCCGTGAACATCCGACGACATGAGGATGGGTCGCGTCAGGTCAGCAGCAGCACAAGCCGCCCGCACCTGAGCCCGCATCACTCCCGCGATCACTCGCGTCTCAAGCTCGATTGCGTCATCACGACGCGCTCTCTTTTCTTCGTCGGCCTGGTGCTGCCGCTCTGCTACTTCTGTCCATCCCATCTCAACTCCTTGCCCCTGTGGGGTGTCGCGTTGAGATGAAGTATGGCAAACAAGTTTGCGCATCGCAAGGGGTAGACGCAAAAAAACTTGCATCGGATCGCGAAATGCCCCGGCGCAAAGTTTGCGGATGTTCTTGCGGTCGGGGAAAGTCGCGCAGGGAGCCTCCCGGCTCCTGCGTGCAGCATCTGCCCCGGTCATTCGAGGCGGATGCTGTGGGGTATCAAAGCTCTGTTACGCCCGGTTTGGTGCTCGCGCGCTGCCGAACGCGGCGCTCGGCCTCATCCATTGCGGCCTTGCTGCCTTTGGTGCTGAATCGGACGGCTTTAAACACGGCATCGTCAAGCGGGATGGCAATGCCGAACAGTGGTCCAGACTCGTCAATCGTCTTGCGCACATCGTCGAAGGTGGAGAGGTACAGCTCGCTTTGGTCAGAGCACTCGCCAATGACGTGCGCCGACATCCTCCTGCCGCTCATCAGCAGTGGAATGCTTGCATCTTTCGGGCACGGCGTCGTGCTTCTGAGGATGTGTAAGCACGTTGCTGTTTTCACAAAGCACCGCACCGCAAACATTTCGCCTGCCGCATATGTGTAGGCGACAGCGTCTCCGCTCTTGTCGGTGGCGTCCACGACGCCCCAATCCTGAAACGTTCTGCTTTGCCCCATGGCAGAAGACATGGCACCGCAAAGTGCCATAACGAAGAGTGCGCGCATCGTAAGCCCCCCTTAGAAAAACGGCTTGGTCACCACGCGAACGCAGACGCCAACGACTTTCAAGTTGAGTGAATCCACGTCTAGTGGTTCGTAGTGGTCGTTGGGCGCAAAGGCAATGAACTTGTCCGCCAGGCGCTCCCGTAACTTTCGCGGGTAGAACGCGCCATTGCCATCGGACAAGAGGACGATCTGACCGGCCTTGCCTTTGCTGGCCCTCTCAAAGATCAGTGCGTCTCCCGCTCGCATGTAAGGCGCAAACACGTCATCTCTCAGGATGACTTTGAAAAAGCTTGGCAGCCGGTCCTCCATCAATGCCTCCCATTCAATGAGAGGAATGCTGTCTTCCAGATCGCTCAAATCTTGCGCTATCGGCTGATCGGTTGACCCGTCCTTTTCTTTATGCGGAACCGCCTCCCCAGCTTGTAGGGCCTCAACGGTTGTACCCATTGTCCTCGCCAGCGCAGCGATGTATCGGGGGACGCGTTCCGGGGTGTCTTCCAGCTGCTTGATCTTCTGCCGGTTGACCTTCTGGCCTGCTGCGTGTCTTTGCACAGCCTTCGCCATTTCGGTGTAGGTCCATCCCATTGCCTCGCGGAACTCGCGGGCCTGTTCGCCTATGGATTTCATGCAAAGGATTTTGCGCCCCTTGCGCGCAATAAAGTTTGCGTGCTAAAGTGCAAACAAGTTTGCGCTACATGGGTCGAAAGATGACAGACATGACCGGCATCCAGCGTGCCGTACAGATCAAAGGAAGCCCTGCAAAGCTGGCGGAAGCGGTAGGGAATGGCGTGTTGCGTCAGCACGTAGAGCACTGGTTGAAAGCTGGCCGCGTGTCTGCCGAGAAGGCCCCCGACGTATCCGCCGCAACAGGCATCCCGGTCGAGGAACTTAACGACAAGGTCAATTGGTCGTTGGTTCGCAGTCCAGCCAAAGCGGAGGCCTGAGCCATGGCGGTCATCACTCGCATCTACGAGGGGCATGCCATCGCATATCAGGACGATGGCTGGTTCAACGCAACCAGTGCTGCCGCGCGTTTCGGCAAGGTTCCGAACGAGTGGCTTCGTCTTCCGGCCACGGTCGAGTACCTGTCTGCGCTGGAGCGCAAATACGGGAAATTCCCGCATTTGAAGACGAAGCGCGGCGTTGGTGGTGGCACTTGGCTGCACCCTCGTCTGGCTGTTCGCTTTGCTCAGTGGCTGGATGCCGACTTTGCCGTTTGGTGCGATGAGCAGATCGACGGGCTGGTTCGCGGCAAGGTCGATCACGTCAAGCTCCGGCATGAGGCTGCTGCCACGTTCAAGGTGATGACGGCCATGCTTGCTATGACCCGAGCCGACGCGGGCAAGGAAACGGTCGGCTATCACTACAGCAATGAGGCGCGCCTTATCAACTCGCTGCTGTCTGGTGAGTTCAAGGGGTTGAACCGGGATGCGCTGTCTTCTTCTGAGCTTGCCTTGCTGGCGTACCTTGAGGAGCGCAATGCGGTGCTGATTGGTCGCGGCCTGGCCTACGACCAGCGAAAGACGACGCTTCGCCAGTACGCGATGGACTGGCGTCTGTCGCACACGGCTGCGCTGGAGGCCTGACATGCACGGCCTCATCACCCCCGAGATGTTTTCAGAGCACGCCAAGCGCCTGTTTAAGGCTGCTGGCGTTGCCCCGACACGAAATCGAGTGTCGCGCAGAAGGCATCCAGAGCCACGTCTGGTAGCGGCTCTGAAAGAAAGAAGGACTCGCCAACAAGTCGTTGCTGTGCGAGCACGTCCAGCACTTGTTGCCTGTTCGGGTGCAGCGCAATCAGCGCGTTGAGCGCGATGCACACCGCCATCTTTTCCCCTACGGCTTTTGCCTGTTCTGAGTTGTCCATGGGAGCCCCTTTCATGAATCGTGAAGTTGTGGAAAGCCAATCGTGCCATGGCTGGGGCTCCCGCCTCCTTTCCCTCCTTGACCGCTGGTCTGACGCCGCACTGCGCGCTCTTGACCGCCTGATGGGCTACGACCCTGAGCAGAGGTTCTGACATGCCTCACTCCATCAAGTCCTCGATCCACTGCAACACCGTCTCCGCGTCGATCAGTGCTCTGTGGATGAGCCTGCGCAGTGCGATGTGTGCCCATTCGTCTGTGGTCATTCGGTCCTCCCTGGCTTCGTTGTCGATGGCTCCATTGAGCATTTTTTTTGGCTTCAAGCGATAGGAAAGGAGTGGAAAGCAATGGAAAGCAAAGGAGATTGCGTACAGCGGGAAATGCCTTTCCTGGCTGAAGTACGCGCACCTGAGATGGCCCCCGGCTCATTCGTTGAGCGATCTACGGATGTGGGCTCGATCCGCTACGCAGCGCAGCGCAGCGGCATGGACGACTACGAGATTGCCGAGGGCCTGTGCATCAGCCCCGGCTACATGAGCAAGGTGATGCGCGGCACTGCTGGCTTGTACGGCTCGCGGATGGTGCGCTTCATGAAGATCACCGGCTCTCTGGCCCCGCTGCAATGGCTGGCCGACCAGATGGGATGTGACCTTGTTCTGCGTGATCCGGCAAAGGCTCGGATCGCGGAGCTTGAGCGCGAACTACAGGCCCTGAAGCGGGCCGCTTAACCGAGAAGGAGCAGAGAGATGGGAACGCCTACGGAAACAGAGGTGATCCGGCGCATATGGACCGACGGTCACTGTGTCGAGATTGGCGACTACGGAATCCCCAATTGCCTGGAACTTCGTGTGCCTGATCGCAGCTTGGAGTATTTCGGTCGGATCAGCTTGACCATGTCTCCCGACTTCGCTGAGCAGTTGGGAGCGGCCCTCATCCAAGGCGCGCAAGAGAGGCGTGCCAGCAAGACGAAGTGAGGCCCGCCATGCAACCACACAAGCACGCGGATGTCATCAAGGCCTGGGCGGATGGGGCTCAGATCGAACGCCGGACAGGTGACCTTTGGGTGCCGATGCCGAGCATCCATAGCACTCTGTACGACTGCGAATACCGCATCAAGCCCACCACCAGCGACGAGCAAACCGACGACAGCACCGGAATCGTGGAGGTGAGCGAATGAGCCAAGCCGTCTATCTCAACAGCGAGCAGCGCCTTGTCCTGAAGCTGCTAATGCGCAAGCGTGGCCTTACCAGCCTGGATGCTGCAAAGGAGCATGACATTGCGTCGTTGCACCCGCGCCTGACCGAGCTTGAGAAGGTCGGCGTGTGCATCGCACGGAACCCCATCGGCGACACGCGGGCGAAGCGGTACTTCGCCACCTTCGTCCCTGATGCGGTGCTTGAGGCACTGAGGCACAAGAAGCGCGAGGTGTGCCATGCATGACACCAAGGAATACACCCTGCGCTTCCGTGCGTTCGCAGCATCTCGCAACCAGTCTCCGGGCGAGGCACCTGCGACGTGGGAGTTCATCGTCTGGATTCGCCGCCAGTGGCGGGAGTACCGGGCGGAGCGTCGACTGCCTGATTGCAGCATCACCGATGCAATGCACGCGGATTTTGATGCGTGGCTGAACGAGCGATGTGGGGTGACGGCATGAGCCCCTTCAGCCCCGCATACACACCTGTCCTCTCCGTCCGCGACCTCAAGCCAGGACGCAACGGAGGCCCCAAGCCAAACCCCTACGACTCGGACAACGCACGAGTCCGGATGAATGGCAGCTACCTGCCAAAGCAAGAGCAGCCGGTCAAGAACATCACCAAGCCGAGCCAGATGTGAGGCGATGCCGACCGCCTCAGTGTCGGCAAAAAGAAAAACCCAGCGTCGTCGGGATGGCCGTCCCTCGGCTGGGTTCTCAATCTACGGAGCCAATAGTACATGAACTGCTCAACTTTTGAACAACCCCTAGACGGGCGTCCTTCGAATCGGACATGGAGGGGGTAACAACTATGCGTGATTACGGTGCTGTCTCGCCTCAGTTCTGGATTGGCGAGACCGGAAAGCGTTTGCGCGGCAAGACGGACGCTCAGGTGCTTGCGCTGTACCTGATGACGAGCCCTCACGCCAACATGATCGGCATCTTTCATTGCCCGACCATGTACATGAGCAATGAAACGGGCATGGATGGGCAGCGCATTGATGCGGCATTGACGGTCCTCATTGCTGAGGGGTTCTGTCTCTACGACCGCGAATCCGAGTTCGTCTTTGTTGTCCGCATGGCCGCCCACCAGATCGGCGAGAACCTCAAGCCGGACGACAACAAGTGCAAAGGCGTGGTCAAGGAGCTTGGAAAAGTGCGCGTCTTGACGCTCAAACAAGCGTTCATTGATGCGTACAAAGGGCACTACCACCTAAGCCCCTTCGAAGCCCCTTCGAAGCCCCTTCCAAGGGGTGTTGAACCCCCTTCGAAGCAATTAACAGGACAGGACAGAACAGGAACAGGACACAAGGGGCTTCCACAAAGCCCCGGCGTGTGTGCTGATTCCGGCTCCGCCGGTCAAGACCATGAGGCCAGGACTACCCGAATCGGTCTGCTGTGCAAGCGCATCCGACAGCAGGCGCAACTGATGGGCGTCAACCCTCACGACCCGCTTCTGATCGCGCTGCTCGATGCCGGGTACTCGGACGACGAAATCTTCGTCGTGTGCCAAGAGGCCGCGCAGAAGCAAAAGCCGTGGCCGTGGGCCCACACCGTGATCCAGGCAAGGCGCAGGCAAGCCGAGTCAGTGCAGAAGGTGACGCCGCTGGCCCCGGTTCGCTCCAAGTTCGCGGGGGGCATCTGATGCGCGGACTCAACGAACTCATCGCCATGCGCAAGCGTGGCCTGAAGCCGAGCATGGTCTACGTCGAGATGCTGCCCATGAACGACTTCGCAAAAAAACTCGCCAGGAGGCCCGGAAGGTATGCGGACGTACACATGGGCCAACCAGACGTTAAAAACGTCACCACGCTTGATCTAAGGGCCTTGGTGGGGCTGTCTGTGATGGTCAATGGGCCGGATGACGCCTCAACCGAGAAAGTAGCCCGAGCTTGCCTCAATGCTGGGGCTTCGACGGTGCAGGCCTTCTTCTTTGATCTGACGCGCCCGGAAATTGACTGGATCACCCGCGCCATGCGCTTCACCAGCGAGGAAGTGAGGACCGTATGGCCCAAGTGATCGAGCCTGACGACATCGACTTCGCCGCGTACTTGGAGGAAACAGAGGCGCAACAGAAGGTCAAGCCTGCGGCCCTGTTCATCGAGGAAATGCTCGACTGGATGTACACGCCCAACAGCGTGCAGACGGTTGTCCTACCGTGGCCAAAGACGCATGACCACTTCGCTTTCCGCCAAGGTGAAATCACGCTGTGGGCGGGGATCAATGGACACGGAAAGAGCCTGGTGACGGGGCAGTGTTCGCTTTCGCTGATGGGGCAAGGGCAGAAGGTGTGCATTGCCTCGTTCGAGATGAAGCCGCGCAAGACGCTGGAGCGCATGGCCCGCCAGTGGACGGGGATGCAACCGGCCAGGATGCATGAGCCGCCCGAGGTCATCGACGCGTACAAGCTGTCATGCCGAACCTTCGGTCAATGGACGGATTCTCGCCTTTGGCTGTACGACCAGCAAGGCACGGTCGATCCGCAAACCATCGTGGCGGTTACCAGGTACTGCGCGAAGGAGTTGGGCATCCAGCACATGTTCATCGATTCGCTGATGAAGTGCGTAAAGGGTGAGGACGACTACAACGGCCAGAAGTACCTCGTGGACGAGCTTTGCGCGATTGCCAAAGACCATGAGATGCACATCCACCTCATCCACCACATCAAGAAGCTGGCGAATGAGGAAACGGTGCCTGGGAAGTTCGACGCCAAAGGGTCGGGCGCGATCACTGACCAAGTGGACAACATGCTGATCCATTGGCGGAACAAGGAGAAGGAAACCAAGCGGGCCTTGGAAGAGCCGATTGATGAGTCAGACCCCGACGCCATGCTGATCTGCACAAAGCAGCGTAACGGCGAATGGGAGGGGCGGATTCACCTTTGGTTCGACAAGGAGTCTCAGCAGTTTGTGGAGAACCTGGGCTGTCGTCCGGTGGCGTTTGACATCTGGCCGCATCGGCCGTGGTCTTGAGGGGGTACGTATGCCGCGAATCAAAAACATGTGGACTGACGAAGAGCTTGCGCTACTTGCGTCGTATTACCCCGTTGGCGGGGCTCAGTTGGTGGCCGCACGTGGCGTTAAGCGCCCGCTTGCAGCAATACGAGAGAAAGCCAACACGTCAGGACTTTTCCTAGGCAAAGAGGCGAAGAAACGTGCGCGGGCAAAGGCTACGGATCGCCTCGTGCATCGGACTGTAAGTGAGCATTGGAACGTACCAGACGAGTACATCCAGGCCGCCGACATCTTCCAAGTCGGCTACCGCTATTTCAAGCAATACGGATGGGGAGGACAGCATGTCGCCGCGTCAATTTGAGGTTATCGCGCTTGCAGCGCAGGGGTTGAGCACGGAGCAGGCTGCACGTCTCATGAAGGTGAATCACGAAACGCTGAAGTCGACACGTCGTCGTGCGATCAAGAAGCTGGGCGCAGCAAACATCACCCACGCAGTTGCCATTGCCTATGAGCGCGGAATGCTGAAGGAGGTTGCATGACCGCAGACGCAACCCAAGTTGGCGGGAGCCACTACAAGGACAAGGCCGTGCAGCCGTGGGACTACATCGTTGCCAATGGGCTCGGGTATCTCGAAGGCAACGTCGTGAAGTACATCAGCCGGTACAAGGAGAAGAACGGCCTACAGGATCTGGAGAAGGCTCGGCACTACCTGGACAAGTTGATCGAGGTCGAGCGTGCGAAGGAGGTGAGCCATGGCTAAGGGACGCTTCTACGGTGTGCCGCAGCAGCTTGTCGCCGAGCGGCGCAAGAGATTGGCGGCGGCAGCGAACCCCATCGCAAAGGCTAAAGAGCGCCATGACATGCACCAGTGGATTGCCGAGATGCGCGCTTTCCTTGTGGCGGCAAAAGACGGCGAGCCATGCCGAGAGGCTATGGAGCGGGTGTTGCAGTTCATCTGCCCCGCCATGAAGTCGATTGAGGGCTGGGACGATCCTCAAGGCGTTGGCGATGTGCTGTGCGATGCCGTTTCAATCGCCGCCGATGTCATTAACGACAACGGATGGAAGCCGGAGGCGCTTCCTCTGATCGTGGCTGGCTTGAACGAGGCCGCGCAGATCATCAACCAGATGCCCGCTGACTACATGGCGCGAGTCAAGGACTACACCGACCGTTTGCTGGTCCGGGCTACGGAGGCCGCATGAAAGTCACCCTACACAACGCGCAGCAGGCGGCACCGCTAATCGACCGAATCAGGGACTACGCCAAAGCCGAGTTGATGGCCGGTCGCCGGGTTGTGCTTGAGGCAAAGCAGCCAAGCCGCAAGGAGGTGCTGTCCCGCAAGTTCCACGCCATCTGTGGGGATCTTGAGCGCAGCCGCTTTGAGTGGGCAGGCAAGCCACGGACGCGCGACCAATGGAAGGTCTTGCTCGTGTCTGGTCACGCAGTCGCAACCCGGCAAGAGACGGAAATCGTCCCCGGTCTGGAGGGCGAGTTCATCAACGTCCGGGAATCAACCGCACTCATGAGCACGGAGCGCGCTGCAAGCCTGGTCGAGTACGCGGTTGCCTTCTGCGCTGCGAATCGCATTCCAACGATGGATGACATGGAGGTGTACGCATGACCCCCTGCCCAGCCTGCGAAACCGCAGCAGTCAACCCGATCACCGGCATGTACTACGCCGGGTGCAGTGGCTGCGAGATGAGGGCCGCTCGCCAGTCGCCCAGCTATCACGCCCACATGAGCAACCTCAAGCGCACTCCGGGCAGCGCCGACCGCAGAGCCTATGTCGAGACAGTCGAGCGAAAGGAAGGCGAGTTGATGGCGTCGGTCATCCGCAAGGACTACGCAGCATGGTGGGAAGAACGAAAGGCGGTGAAGGCGTGAAGGAGCCAAAGCCGAAGAAATGCAAGGTCCGCGACTGCTGCAACTACTTCATCCCGCGAAGTTCCATGCACTCAGTCTGTGGCCCTGCGTGCGCGTCGAAGCTGGTTAGAGACAAACGCGAGCGCGAGGAAACCAAGAAGCTCCAAGAGCAGCGGAAGAAGGATCGGGAGACGCGGGACAAGCTCAAGACCCGCGCAGAGTGGCTTAAAGAGGCCCAGGCTGCGTTCAATGCCTACATCCGAGCCCGCGATGCCGACCAGCCATGCATCTCATGCGGCCGCCATCACACCGGCCAATGGCACGCAGGGCACTACCTTAGCCGTGGAGCGCGCCCTGAGCTTGCCATGCACCCGGACAACTGCCACAAGCAATGCGCCCCCTGCAATACGCACCTGAGCGGCAACCTCGTCCTGTACCGGGTCAACCTCATCAACAAGATTGGGTTGGATCGAGTCGAGTGGCTCGAAGGGCCTCATGAGCCGCTGAAGCTGGCCGTGACAGACATCAAAGCCATCCGCGACAAGTACCGCGCACTAGCCAAGCAACTGGAGAAAGAGACAGCATGATCGACGAAGCGCAAAAACAGATGGACGCCATCCTCGACCGCTACCTCGTCCTCATGCACGAGTACAGCAGCGCCTACCACGTCGGCAGGGGCTACCCATCCCGAGCGCCGGGGACTGAGGGCTATCGCGCATCCAAACAATACGACTACGACAATGGCGCGATGGACGACGATGCCGACCACGTGACAGGCGCAGCAGTGGCGCACATCGTGGACAACATGGTCGACCCTCACCGGACGTGGCTGCGGACGGAGGCGCGCAATCTCAAGACCGGCGTCAAGGTCTGGACGAGCGCCAGGCTCCCACTCTGCCCCGTCGAGCGGTCAGTGATCCGGCAGGAGGCGCGGAACATGCTCTGGCTCAGGCTGCGAGCTACTGAGTTGGTCTAATCCGTGCTGTGTTTGTGCGCGAAACCTGTTGACAACGTGACCGGTCACGCGCACAATACACACATGGACGGCGCGGTGCTGATCCAGCAACACGGGAGAGAGTCATGAGCCAAGTTAAATTCGCGAAGAAGCCGACTGCAACCGAGATCCTGGCAAAGATGAGGGCTGCTGGTCACAATGTTAGCCGCGCTGGCGCAAAGGTGAACGGCGCGACGGCCTACAAGATTGAAGGTTTCCCGGGCCTGCACACGATCAAGGGGATGGCCGAGAAGTTGGGCTATCAACTCTGACGATCCAATGACCGCCACCACTGCCGCACAGGCAGCACCCAAAGACAAGACCGCAGCAGAGCGCAAGCGCAGGGAGCGCGAGGACAAACGCTCTGCGGGTCTGAAGCGTCTGGAACTGTGGTTGCCGCAAGAGCAGTACGACGCTGTAAGAAAGTTCGCGCAGTCGCTTGACACTGTACGCAAACCCATGTAGATTTACACAGGTGGGCGCAGCCGTGCCCAAATGAAAGCCTCGATGCCTTGCGGTGTCGGGGCTTTTTGCTTTTCTGCCGGGCCTATCCCGTCGCGCCTCCATCGCTCCTTCTCCAATGGGATCAGCGCCCGGCACCCTACAACGCGAGCTGACTGAGCATCATCAGCAGCAGACCCCGACGCATAGGGAAGCGTGGCTTTCCCGGTTGTCTCCTTGCCGGTTTCACACGCGGCGGGCGGGGATTCATTGGCGAACAACCCTAGAGGATTCGCAGCATGGCAAGGCCAAGCAAGTACAACCTGGACTATCCGAAGCAGGCGCTCAAGTTGTGCCGCCTCGGTGCGACCGACAAAGAGCTTGCTGACTTCTTCGGCGTAGCTGAGTCCACCCTTAACAAGTGGAAAGATGACCACCCGGAGTTTTCGGAGTCCTTAAAAGAGGGAAAGGCGCTTGCTGATGCGGAAGTGGCTGACAAGCTGTTCAAGCGCGCCACCGGGTATGAGCATGCTGCCGTCAAGATCGTGGCCAATGCCAACACAGGGCAAGAGCACATCGTGAACTACACGGAACGCTACCCGCCCGACACGACTGCCGCCATCTTCTGGCTCAAGAACCGTCGCCCCGATCTGTGGCGAGACAAGACAGAGCAGAAGGTGGATGCGGACGTGAATGAGAACATCACCGTCACCTTCAAGTGAACATCGAGTTCCCGGACAAGCTGCGCTGCTTGTTCCAGCCGAGCCGCTACAAGTTTCTGAAGGGTGGGCGAGGGTCGGCGAAGTCGTGGTCTGTTGCACGCGCTCTGCTGATTCAGGGGGCAATGCAGCCTCATCGGGTTCTGTGTACCCGAGAGGTTCAGAAGTCGATCAAGCAGTCTGTGCACCAACTGCTCAAGGACCAGATTCAGGCGATGGGCCTGAGCGGGTTCTATGAGGTGTTGCAGACTGAGATTCGTGGCAAGAACGGGACCACGTTCCACTTCGCTGGCCTGTCGGATCAGACGGTTGATTCGATCAAGTCGTTTGAGGGTTGCACTCGGGTCTGGATCGAAGAAGGCCAGACGATCACCAAGCGGTCGTGGCAGATCCTGACGCCAACGATCCGGGCGAATGGCTCGGAAATCTGGGTGACGTACAACCCGGAGCTTGAGACGGACGAGACGCACATCCGGGCTGTGGGCGACAAGCGCGACCCGGACACGATCACGGTTGACATCAACTACTTCGATAACCCTTGGTTCCCCGAGGTGCTGGAGAAGGAGCGGCAGCACGCGCAGAAGACGCTGCCGAAAGAGGAATACGAGCACATCTGGCTTGGACGGTGTATGCCTGCTGTTCAGGGCGCGATCTACTTCAACGAGGTCGCGCAGGCTGAGGCATCAGGCCGCATCGGACGATTCCCGTATGACCCGGCGCTCAAGGTGCATCGGGTGTGGGACATGGGCTGGAATGACTGCATGGCGATCATCCTGGCTCAGCGTCAAGGCTCGGCATTGACTGTGGTCGGCTACGTGACTGGAACGCACCGGACCACGGCGGATTACATCGCTGAGTTCAGGGGCGAGAAGTACCGAGGATGGAATTGGGGCACTGACTTCCTGCCTCATGACGGGTTCGCCAAGCACCGGCAGACGGGCAGGGCAGACGCCGACATCCTGCAAGGCCTGGGCTGCACTGTGATGCAGACGCCGAACATGGAAGTGGAGCAGGGGATTCGGCAGGCTCGCTTGCTGTTCCCGAAGGTCTACATCGACAAAGAGGCCACATCCTCGGCTGACCCTGAGTTGCCGGGGTTGGTCGAGTGTCTGAAGCGGTATCGACGCCGCATCAACCAGCAGACAGGGACGCCTGAAGGCCCGCTGCACGACGTGTACAGCAACGGGGCGGACGCATTCCGCTATCTGGCTCTGAACGCTGAGCAGATGACAAACGAGACATGGGGCGGAAGCCTCAACTACGGAAACACCGGCATCGTATGACCGACAAACTCCGACAAGTCCTAGACCATGAGATTCAACGCTCTGTGTCATGGGCTTCGTCCACGATCCGCGAGGAACAGGAGCGCAATCTCTCCTACTACCTCGGCCTGCCGATGGGTAATGAAGTGCCCGGCCGGTCACAGGTGCGCTCGTGGGACGTGTTCGAGATTGTCGAGAGCGCGCTTCCGTCGTTTCTGGAGCCGCTGTTTGGCGGCGACAACATCGCCGAGTTCCAGCCTCGCGGCCCCGAGGATGAGGCTTTCGCCAGCCAGGCCACGGACTACATCAACTACCTTGTCAACGAGCGTTGCGATGGGTTCATGGTGTTCTACACCTGGCTCAAGGATGCTTTGTTGTCCAAGGTCGGTGTGGTTCGCCCTGAGTGGGTCAAGGAAGACCCTGAGCGCCTTGAGTACCAAGGTCTGACCGAAGAACAGGCGACGATGCTGGTCAATGACCAGTCGGTGCAGGTTGTCGAGCAGGCGGCCAACATGACCGACGTTGGTGGGCAGATGATGCCCGTCTACGACCTGACGATCCTCAAGGCTCGCCCGGGTCGGCTGAACCTGCGCAACATCAAGCCGACCGAGTTCATCATCAGCAAGGACGCACGCACGCCGGATGACGCGTATGTCATTGGTGAGGTGGTGACGTACACCCGTTCCGAACTGAAGGAGCAGGGCTACAAGCGGTGGGCCGATGTCACCGATTACGACTTCCACGGCATCGCTGACATTGCGCGCGTGGA